CTCAGGTCGCTTAGCTTTCCTACGTGAGAAAATCGTGCAAGTGAAACTCAACGGCTCAGCCTTGCGCGTTTACCCTTCCCGATAATTGGAACGGACATAAAAAAAGCCCCCTAAACGGGGGGCTCATCTTGAAAGTCTTCTACCTCATAAGGTTTCGGAAAGTTCCCGCCATTAGCTTGGAATTCCTCCCATAAATAGCAGGCATGTTTTAAGCCGTTTGGTGTGCTTGGATCGTAGCCGTTAAGGCGTGCAAGTTCTTCAAAAGTGATCATTGGAAAAACCTGCCAACAACAACAAAGCCGCAATCCTCTGTCAGCTTTACAAGAGTGCCAGACCATACCGAGTCCGAAACGTAGCCATCCCAACCGTTGAGATCTGGATCGCTAACGTCCGTCACTCGCATAAAGTCCTGCAAGTGGTAAACCTGCCCACGGTAAACGAAAAACCCGAAATTGCACTCGATGTCCTGAGGATCCATCCAGTCGTAATCCTTTCGAATTTCCAACTGGATCGGTTCGCTAAAGTCTCCCAAGTGCATTAAAGGCCTTGGAACGTTGTTCGTTTTGATGGTTAACATGAAAAAAACCCGGCGGTTAAGCCGGGAATAATTGGAACGGAACTAACAACACGCCAGAGCGGCTACGTTATAGACTTGATCAATCGGGAAATTGTAACCCTCAAGATCTGAATCTCTGTAAAAATACAAAGAACAACCTCTAGGGTCTCCCTGATGGTAAATCTTGCCGCCGCATTCAGCGGCTAACGTCTGGGCTTCTTTAAGGTATCGTGCCTCACGATTGGCAATAATTGGACCTTTAACAGGACAGCCAAACTCATCGGGTCGATACCTTCTCGGAATTGTGCAATCGTCATCATCCCATTGAATGAATCCGTTGCATTCATCCTCTGCCCACTTATGCAGATGCCGTTCAATCTGGCATAACCTTTGGAACGTTGCTGATGGTAGTTTGTTTTTCATGGTAAAAAAAATCCCCAGATTATTCTGGGGTTTTAAGAATGAACTGTTTTGAGGGATTGCACTTTTTAAGGTAACGCAGCGTTTTGACTGCATCATCTGGGGAAATGTCCCCCAGATGCAGAACCCTCTCGTCTCGTGATTCAGTAATACAAATTACAAGATAAGCCATCAGCGGATCACCCGCATGTAGTTCTGTGTCCCACTGTGAGACTGTAAATTCTCGACAGCGGTTTGCATAAAACAAACTCCGAACGCTGCCGCTGCACAATAGGCAAACAACAGGCTTAAGGTCGTTTTCATAGTACAAAAATGGGTTGGCTTTTTGGTGTGGTTGGGAGCGTGCTCTGCAAAGTGTAAATTCTGCAAAGCGTGGGCGCTGCCTTGCTGCATCAACCAGGAGGCTGAGCAGTTTGGAACGTTTCGCTCCCGTTGGTCGTATTCAATTGTCAAGGTTCAAGCGACAGAGAGAACTCGTTCTCCTGTCTTACAATTGTAGCACGTCTTGAGCGGTTCTCTCGTCTTACAATAGAAAGAGAATCTAAAACCTCCCGACGCTTCCCACGCTTAAAAAGTTAGGGGGGGTACCGTTGCGTTTACAATACGTATGTACTAGGGCCTCTGAACCTGCACATATCTCTGCTCAACAGTAATCGTGTGCTAAAAAAGCCCCCTAAGTGGGGGCAGGTGTTGAGTTTGCTGGAGCGTCAGGACTAGTCGTCTTTATTTTCGATAGAGATTTTCAGTTCAGGCGCTTGGATATTGACAGTTTCAATGGATTCACCGATGACACGTCCAATGGAGTCAAGAACTTGGCTAGCGGTTTGGAGCTGACCTTTTTTAAGTGCTTGGTGAAAGAGTTTAGTACGCATGTGCTGGAGACGTGCGAGCATATTTTCGCGATCAGCTTGCCAGTCTTCATCAACGAGTTTTTTTACTTCAGCCCAATCGCGCCAAGCAGTGTTGATAGAGACTTGTTCTTTCTCTTTATGGTCATAGACGAGAGCGCGAGCGGAGAGGCCATCAAGTTGACGACGATAAAGGCGTCTAATGCGGTCTTCTTTGGCCTGATTAAAGCGAGCTGTATCGTCTGTCATGAAGGCTATCGACCTTTTTTCAGATATTAACCTGTAGCGGAACGAATTGGCATGGTCAGAGGGGGGTATGGGTTGAAATTCTGTGTAATGTAATAGGCATGAGCATTAAAACAGAGCCTATTAGCCTGAGATGGGCGCAAGGGCAGGTTTATTCAAGTGAAAACCGCTTCCGTGTTTTAGTAGCAGGGCGTCGATTTGGCAAATCGTACTTATCTTGCGTTGAATTGGTGCGTGGAGCGATTGAGCGTCCTGGGGAGACGTTTTTTTATTGTGCTCCGACGTATCGAATGGCGAAGGACATTGCGTGGCGATCACTAAAAAAGCTGGTTCCAAAGGTATGGATACACAGTAAGAACGAGACAGACCTGCGAATCGAGCTAATTAACGGTTCAACGATTGAATTGAAGGGAACAGAGAACGCTATGGCGTTAAGAGGCCGGAGTTTAAGCGGTGTAGTGCTAGATGAGGCAGCATTTATGGATGCGGAGGTATGGTTTGAGGTTATTCGCCCTGCTTTAGCGGATAAGGAGGGTTGGGCGTTATTTATTTCTACCCCAGATGGGACAGCTAGCTGGTTTTATGACTTGTGGTGCTATGTACCGGAGGATGAGACTGGAGACTGGAAAAGATGGTGTTATACGACGATTGAAGGCGGCAACGTTAGTAAGCGTGAGGTTGAGGCAGCGCGTGCCCAACTTGACACTCGAACATTTCGACAAGAATTTGAGGCCAGCTTTGAGAATCTGACTGGTTTAGTGGCAGTCAGCTTTTCAGACGACAACATTTCAACAGAAGCCCGCGACATCTCAATTCAACCATTGCTGCTAGGCGTTGACTTCAACGTTGACCCAATGAGTGGTATTTGCGCGGTAAAAGACGGTGAAACGCTTTATGTCTTTGATGAGATCATGCTGACAGGTGGAGCGACCACATGGGATTTTGCGGAGGAGGTTACTAGACGATATGGAGTAGATCGCAGAGTTATTGCGTGTCCTGATCCTACAGGTGGAGCGCGAAAGACAAGTGGTGTTGGCGTAACAGATCATGCAATTTTACGCCGTAGTGGATTTACGGTTCAGAGTCCTAGGTCACCGTGGAAGATACGGGACAAGATTACGGCAGTAAATACGGGATTAATGGATGCTTCTGGAGCACGGAGAGTCAAGATTCATCCAAGGTGTAAGGAGCTGATTAAATCGCTTCGGACATTGACGTATGGAGCCGGGACAGGGTTGCCAAATAAGAATTTAGGAGTGGACCATGCGTTTGACGCATTTGGGTACTTGGTACTGCAGCAGTTTAACCTTGCCAAACCCGAAACATTAGGTACAACTTCCTATCGTCTTTACTAGAATACGTCAGTATTCCTTAGCGAGGGGTGCGACAGAGTCTCCTGCAGCGGATCAGGAGTAAGGGATGCGGGCGCGTGAGCCGGTTCTAGTCCGCAACCATTGGAGCAGTTAGACTGTAGATAATTACTATTTTGAGATGGCCGACAAGAAAAGCAGTGCGATGAAGCGATGCGAGGGCTATATGAAGGCTGTTCGAAAAAGCAAAAAGAAACAGGCTAGTAAGAAAAAAAAGTAGGGGTTAGACTGGGGTAGTGGTTGCGTTTTACGTCATGCCTAAAGGCCCTGGAACCTACGGAACTCAAAAAGGCCGTCCCCCAAAGAAAAAGAAGGGGATGAAGAAGGGTGGCAAAAAGATGCGGTGTGATTGTGGCAAGTGAGAACGTTCCAACAAATAAAGCGCTTTATAGTCGTGTAAAGGCTGAAGCGAAGCGCAAATTTGACGTGTATCCAAGTGCGTATGCGAATGCGTGGTTGGTGCGCGAATATAAGAAGCGTGGCGGCACCTATCGGAAAGCAACTAGTGGCGGAACGAAAAAAAGCACGAAAACCCGCAAAACCAAAAAAGCCAAGTAAGTCGCGAGGAGGCTTGGGGCGTTGGTTTGATGAGAAATGGGTCGATATAAAGACCGGGAAACCTTGTGGGCGATCTAAGGGTGAGGATCGTGCTTATCCAGCGTGTCGTCCATCCAAGAGAGTGTCAAGCAAGACACCAAAGACAACAGGGGAGATGAGCGCTGTTGAAAAGGCTCGTTTCAAGAAAGAGAAGACAGGATCAAAGAAAATTTCGTACCAACACAAGCGAGGGAAGGGCAAAAAGAAAAAAACTTGAGATGGCTTGTGGGTTATGAACGGTTAGACTCAACCGTATAGACCCTTCTTATGTCTAATCATGGCTATCCTGCGTGGAGAGCAAGGCTCTGTCCAGTTTGAGACTGGCGGCGGTAGCCTTGCAGCAGTTGTCGGCACCAGAAGCTGGAGTTTGACGCTAAACAAGGAAACGTATGAAACCACAGACCATGGTGATACGTTTCGAAATTTTGTTGGCGGTTTAATTTCAGGGGAAGGCAGTGTTGAGATTGTTTATGACCCTGACGCGACTGGTCAATCTGGTTTGATTGAGGATGTGGTCAAGGTAAACGACGCAACCGACGCAACTTTTGAGTTGTTTACTACTGGCAGCACATCTGGCACAGATAGCGTAAGTTTTGCTGGGATTATTACCAGCATGGAGATTTCATCTACTGTTGGCGAATTAGTTGTAGCTACTTGCAACTTTGTCACCAGCGGAGCTATTACCTCTAACCTTGAGTAAGGCTTAGTTTAATGACAAAAATCGAACGTGGCGGTCATGTATTTGACGGCTACAATAAACCAATCCGTACTCCTGGGCATTCCAGTGGTAAATCTCATGCTGTTGTCATCAAAGAGAACGGCAAGGATCGGTTAATTCGATTTGGTCAGCAAGGTGCAAAAACTGCTGGCAAGCCAAAAGCTGGTGAAAGCCAAGCAATGAAAGCTAAGCGTGCTGCTTTCAAAAAGCGACATGCGAAAAACATTGCCAAAGGCAAAACTAGTGCTGCTTACTGGGCCAACCGCGTAAAATGGTGACATGACCTATTCCGTTCCAGGTCTCGTTAGAACGAATCTTGTCAGCAGTTCCTACATGGGAAGTGTTGACAGTCCATTTGTTCGTACGCGAGCAGTAATCGACCAGATGAAGGGCTGGGAGATTATGAAAGCCGTTGTATCTGGAACGGAGTATTTACGAGAAAACAGCGAAACATTTTTGCCGCTTGAGCCGCGTGAGGACTATGCAGCGTATTTAGCACGTGTAAATCGTGCTGTATTTACGCCTTACACGCAGCGTT